CGCCCCCCTCGGCCAGGGCCACGAGCGAGGGCACCCCCAGCCGGTCGAGGGCCGTCGACCATCCCTCCAAACCCATCTGCTTAAACCGCCACGGCCAGTAGACGCTCTGCAGCAGGCTCTTTCCGTAAGGCCGGCCTGGCGCTTCGAACAAGACCGACCACACAAACTTATGCGGCGGCACCTCTTCCATCTGCCCGAGCCCGAAGCGTAGCTGCCCATCCTCATCCAGGCCGAAATGCTTGCGCTCGTGGTGAAGGACCCGACCAATCGGGCGAGAGCCGCCTTGGGGCTCTTCCCACACGAGCTCGGCGACCGCGTACTTGTGGGTGAGCATCCGCAGAAGGTGCTCAACGAGCTGGTCGAGGTCAACCCTACCGATTTCCTTTTGAACGTGATCGGCGATGCGCTCCGCCTCACTCGAATCATCCGCCGGCACGAGGTCCCAGGGTTTCGACAAAATCCGGTTCTTCAGCTGGAAGACATTGGCAAAGACGTGGGCGTCGTCGAGCATACGGTCCCAGATGTCCTCCCCCTCCTCGGCCTCGAGGTTGTCGATCTCCGGCATCGCGCCGAGAAGCGACTGGAAGGTGCCCAGCTGCAGCCCGCCGATCTCCGACTGAAGCTCTTCATCGGAGGGCGGGTCGTCGGCAAATCGGAGAACCTCGCCGTCCGGCCCGTAGAGCTGCCCGTTCGTCTGAGTTGCGGTAGCCATGGGAAATAAGCTCTTATTCGGGGGAGAAATCAAGCGGCGTCTAAGTCAATCGAGACGGTCACGGTCGGCTTCAGGCGCCCATCCGGTCCCGAGGCGGAGACCTCAATCTGCTCGACCGTCGCTCGGGGCTCGTATTTGGAAATCGCTTCGGCTACCTCGGCCTTCAGCTGCTGTGCGGCGATCGGCCGCGGGTCATCCACCTGGTTCCACGAGAGCCCGAACTGCCGGTCGAGGGGCACGGTCCCGGCGCGTGTCGCCAGGATGATGCCCACGTTCTGGAGCACCTCTTGCGCGCCGGTGGCACTAAAGTCGATATTTTTCGTGATGGGGCCAGTCCTAGGCATAAAGCAAGCTGGTCAAAGCAAGCTGGTCAGTTGTACTCTTCATCAGTTGTACTCTTCAAAGGTGAGGTCCACGTCGGCAGCGTCGATTCGGTCTTCACTGGCGCGCACGTAGGTCGTGTCCACGGCCGTAAGGACGTAGCGGCCCAGCACCTCCGGGCCCAGCGCCAAAAATTCAGGTTCGTCGGCTTCGACTTTGGCTCGCAACGTTTCCAGCTCTTGCTCCACGTCCACGACTACGTCCATCCACTGTCTCCGCAGGCGGATCGTAAAGGAGACCTCATCAGCCGTATTTCCCACCCGTTCCCGTATCGGTGCGCCTCCGATCACCTCGTGGGACGCATAGTTGGCCGCTGTGCTGTGCTCGGCCGTCTCCGGGGCGAGGGGCACCTCGAATGCAATGTCGCCAAACGATCCGATCATATCTCACGTAGCACCCTGCTCACGTAGCACTCTGCTCACGTAGCACTCTGCTCACGTAGCATCAGGCGAGTGCACCATCGCTCTTAGAGGTCCCTGATCCCGAGCCGGTTCCTGAAGCGGAGGGTCCCCGCACGGTGTTATCAACCCAAACGGTCTGGCCCAGCCAAACCTGAAACTGCTCCTGCAACATCGTATCGAAGGCGCCGAGCCACTGGTCAATCTTCGCCTCCGCCTTGCCCGGGCGCCACCCCTTCCCGTCCAAAGTGGTCAGCACATCGGGTTTCACGTCGCTCGGGGGCGTCCCGGAGCCAATATCTGAAATTGCTTCCGTGCCGATGGCTTCGGCATCAAAAGTGCCACTACTCGAAGAGGTCGCGGTCGAGGTCCCTTTGTAGGAGGCTCCAGTAAATGAATAGCTCGCTACCCACGTCGTAAAGCGCTTCTTGACCTCGCCCGCGAGGGCCGCATCGAGCTCTGTGAGCTCTTGAGTTTTTCCGAAGCTTGGAGACGAGGTCCACTCCATCACCGTGTTTTCGCTCAGTCCCCCACCGTCGCCCGTGCCTTTCCACACGGGAGTGCCAGTCCCCTTTACGTTAAGACCGCCGCCGATAATGCCATCCTGCCAGTCCGTCCAGGCGCTCGACATTGCCTCTGTAAGGGCACGGACCCACTCGGCCTGCTCGCTGGTCACCTCGCCTGCGCCGTCTTTGAAGACGGCAGGGAGCGCCGACAGGAGGGCGCCCTCTAAGTTTGATTGCGAAGGTGCCGACATCAGTCAATGAGCGTCGATGAGAGAGCGTAGCGTCGCTTTTCGCTTTGGGTCGCCCTCCTGCCAGGCGGCCCAGCCAACGAGCCGAATGCTCTGGTAAGAAAGCCATGCGCGCCAAGCCTTGACCCCGCAGGCTCGCAGTAGTTGGTAGAAGAGCCGGTCGGCGTAGTGGCGGGACACCTCGTCTACCGGTTCCCAACGGACTTGTCCCCACCGTTCCAAGATACCCTTCGACTCTCCCTGAAGGACGTAAAGCGCATCGTGCGGCAGAGACGCCACCTGCAGGCGCGAGACCGGAACGATCGGACGGAAAAGCCCAGGCGAGCTGGGGTTGTACTCCACGCCGGCCGGGAGCGACAGGCGGTGCCGCTCGCCTTCAGCGGGCCGCCAGGCAAAGGTCCAAGGCTTTACCAGCCGGCGGCGGAAGCCTCTTGTCTGAACGCTTATGGGCCGATCCTCCGGCGGCAGGCAGGTCTCCGGAGCCAGCATGTCGCTTTCGGTTGGCATCATGGGCTTCCTTTGATCGTGGAGGAGGGCGGCTGAATCGGCTTTCCGGTAAAGTCCGACAGGGCCTTCGGGTGGACGAGCACGTCCATTGAGGCCCCGGTACCTCCGTCAACTTCGACGCCGCTCGCGCCGGTGAGGAAGGCCTTTTGCCCGGCCTCAACGGTCGCATCGCCGGTGCAGACGATCTTCACCTCCCCCTGCGCGTCGACCTTGAGTAGATTCGCCTCCCGGTCATAAAGCACGACCGTTCCGTCCTCGAAGGTGATCTGGGCCTTGTCGTTGGACTCGGCTGGAACCGAGTCGCGCTTGTTGTAGAAGGCCCCTACCACGAGGCCCATTTCCGGGCCCTGCGGAAGGCTCAAGACGACGACCCGCTCACCTTTGTCTGGCATCCAGTAGGCCTTATCTGCCTTCGTCTTTGGCTGCACAATAGGGCACTTCCACGTGGGAATTCCATCTTCGCCAGCATCGCGAAAGTCGACCTGCACGGCCCCCTCCTTTGGGTAGCGCGCCGATACGTTGCCAATGCGGATGACCCGCTGCAGAAGCGCCTGTAGGGCCTGCCGTTCTGGCTCGCTGTTCAAGGTATTCATGCTAGGGGCTCTCGCTTTTTGCGAAGGCTCGCGTCGGTCTCGTACCCGCTCCGGCTGATCTTGTGAGTCGCCTCGTCGATCACATAGTCTCCGTCGAACCGCCCGAACCCCTCGATGGGAAGCAAAAACCCCGGTCGAACCTGAGGCCTGCCCGGAAGCGACAGCTGCGCCACGAACCGCTCCCGGTTGTGGCGCTCGAGGTTGGCCGCGGCCCGAAGTCGGCACTGATCAGGCGAGCGCACCCGCTCGTTGACCGTGAGGGTCTCGGCCGTATCCGGGACCGCGGGGTCGGACACCTCCCGCTTCATCTTCTTGGCCTTGATGGCGTCGTCGTACGTCACGACACACTTCCCCGCAAGCTCGTAGGTCTTCTCCTCGAGTTCAAACCGCGTGCAGGTCAGAAACTCCTCCGCACCCCCCCCAACGGCTGACCGGTGTGCCGGATCGGACAAAACTTCCAGTTGGCCGTCGCTTGTGATGATGAGCCGATCGTCGTCGACGCGGAGCGAAAGGTTCCACCGCTCGGCTTGCCGGCGCAGGAAGCGGAGGTCCGGCGTCTGGTCCTGGTCGAGCCGCTCGTGCTTGGGGACGCGGTCGGCCCCGTAGCGAAGCTGTAGGTCGTGTCGGCCGGCGATCTCGGAGGCGATGCCCTTGAGCGTCGTTTCCTGCCACGCCTGCGTGCGCTTTTGATGCCGCATCGACCGTGTCACCGACGCGCTCTGCGCGCCGACCGTCACCCTCGAGGGGGCGCCCTGCAGTCGCACCTTATCGATCTCAAAGAGACCCCAGTCAATGCGACGGTCGTCTCCCTCCTCTCGCCAACCCGAAAGGGAGTACCGCACGCGAATGGCGTCTCCAGGGGACGGCTTCCAGTCTTGCCGCCACGTGCCATCCCGGTCCTCGAGTTTGATGCTCACCTCATCGGCTCGCCCATGCAGGCGCTGCGTGACCGACACCGACAGCAGAGACGGCCGCAGCAGCCCCGTGATGTCGGTGCCGATCTCTGTCAGAATGGTAGCGCCGCTCGACCGAGCCATAAAATCAAGCAGTTAGCATGTCAGCGGTCCCAAGGGGGCGTCGGTGGCGTGCCGGTGTCCGGCAGTTTCGGGACGGTGAGCTCCGCGTTTGCCGGGAGGGTCAACTGGTCGCGGTAGTCGGGATTGGCTGCGAGCAGACGGTCCATCACCGACTCGCGGCCGTACACCTCCCGGGCAATCTCGTCCCAGGCCTGTCCTTGTATGGTTGAAAACGTGCGCGCCATGGGGCTCGTAGATCCTTTTAAAATCCGGTGCGCTTCTCTTCCTCGAGGGCACGCTTGACTTTTCGGACGACGTCGTCCGAGCCGTCCTGGACGGCCTGTTGGACTTCATCAGCGTCCCCTTCTCCATTGACCGTCACGTTGTTTTCGACGTTGACCGTCATCTGAACCGGCCGTGGTTCAGAAGGCTCCTTTCGTTGTCGACTATCCCGCCGCCGATCTGGCATCTCGATTTCCTGCCGGGCTACCTGCTCGGCCGCCTCGCTCGTTCGCACGGGGCTGGGAGTCGGGATCTCCCCTTCCATCTCCGGGCGCACGCGCAGCCGCCGCTCTGGAAGCTGGGGCAGCCCCCCGCGCATGACTGGATGAATGCCAACCGTTCGGGCGGTCGGCGTCGGCACCTCCTTTCGGAGCTCAGGCAAGATGCTCACCGTCTGGTCCGGAACAGTCGGAACGGGAGGCGAACCCTCCACTTGCGGCCGGATCGAAGCCGTCTGCTCTTCGACGTCCGGCGTCGGCACCGGGCCTAAAGTCTGCCCCCGACCCTCACCCTCGCCTTGGATTCCCACCTGGCGATCCAGCTGCGGAAGCTCGGGGATCTCGACGTCGGGCTGTATGCCCAGCGTAAGCGCGCGCCCGTCGATGCCCTGCAAGACTGCATCCAGGCGCTTCTGCAGAGGTGATCCGTCGAGGCCCTCGGCGATCGTCGACATCATGGCCGGCCCCGTTTTGTCGAGGTCACTGAGCGGGCCTCGCTTCGCCGGGCTGAAGGGCAGAAACTCTCGCGCCGAGGACAGGACATCTTTGAAACCGCTCACAATCTTCTGTCGGGCCTCCTCGGAAGTGATCCCGCCGACAAATGACTCCACAAGCGACACGCCTGCATCCAGGAAAAAGCTGCCCATCTCACTGAGCGCGGCCGTGAAGCCGTTCTTGATGCCATTCCAAAGCGCTAATCCCGCATTGGCGAAGTTGCCCTGAGAGAGAGCGCTTACGGCCTTTGCAATTCCGCCCACGAAATTGTTGAGGAAGCGAATCCCGGCCGTGAGGCCGGTAACGACAAATCGTAGAGGAGTCACGACGAACTGCGTGAGCACGTTGCCGAGCACGCGTCCCGCCGTGGCAAAGCCACTTAGCTCCGAGGCGCCAGCCTTCGCCGAGGTCACGAGCCCCACGAGCCACTTGCCCACAGAGAGCAGGATGCTGCCGAGGGGCTTCAGCGCATCGAAAAAACCACCGAAAGCGCTGATCAGCGGCTGCAGTCCGTCTAAAATACCCTGAAAAAGTCCCCCGAAGAAATCGGTGAGCGGGTCCCAGGCGATAAAGATGGCCGTGCCGATGGCCGCAAGAATACCGAGGCCGGTGAAGAGGCCTCCTCCGACAAGGGCGCCGAGACCAGTGATGAGTCCACTGAGGGCGCTTCCAACGGCGGTAATATATCCGATGAGGGTGCCAAGGCCGGATAGCAGAGTACCACCTGGGGCTAAGAAGCTACTCATCGTTCCCAACGCCGATGCCCCTGCGCCAATCCCTTGCGCAAAGAAGCCGAGGACGGCTAGGCCTCCCCCGACGACGGTCAAAAGACCGCCTACGCCGACAGTCACAAGGGCCAGTTGCTTCGTAAGCTCCGGATTCGCCTGCACCCACTCGTTGATTGGCCCGAGGAAGTCCGACACAGAACGGGCTGCGGACGTGATCGTCGGCAGCAGTTCTGCCCCCACCAGTCGGGCAAACTGTTTTGTGCGGTTCCAGAGCAGCGTGATCTGACTGAAAAGTGTCTCCGTTGCTGCCTCAAACTCTTGGGTAAGGCTCGTATTCTTTTCAAACTGATTTGCCGAGCGGCCCAGGGCGGTGTCAAGATTGTCGATGTTGGCGGCCAAGCCACTTAGGGTTTGCCGACTTACCGACGAGAGCACGGACCGCAGCTGGTCTGCCTGCTGCCCCCCTTCATTGAAGGAGGTGGCCATCTGCCGGATCAGATCGACGGGGCTTTCCTCCCGCATCTGTGTAAACTGGCTCGCCGTCATGCCGAGCGCCGAGGCAACATCCTGGACCTTGTCCGGGTTGAGGAGCTCCTGGGCGAATCTCTTCAACCGAGTCCCGGCACGCTCAGAGGACTCCGACACCTCATTCAGCGCCGCAGAGATCGCCGGCATTTCCGTCGCCGAAAGGCCCAGGTTGTCGAGGGCCTGTGACGAGCGCAGCATCGAATCGACAATTTCCTGACTCGACGTCGCCATGTTGTTCGACAGCGCGTTGATGGAGGAGCCGAGGTTCTTAACCTTCGGGATCGGTGTATCTGTCAGCGTGGCCAGCTTCGCGAAAGCCGTCCCGGCCTCCTCGGTCGACAGGTCAGTCGCAGTGGCCATCTTCGCTGTGCTTTCCGTAAACGCCAAAATGTTTTTCTGGCCCTGCACCCCAAACCGTGCCGCGTCGGCCGCCAGGCCGGCCAACTCCGTCGAGGCTCGAGGAATGCGAGTCGATAGATCTTCGATCGGCCCCGCAAGGTTTTCAGCGATCGTCTCGTCGGTCACCTTCTGCACCTCGACCATCGCTTTCTCGAAGCGCCCGGCTTGCGTGACCGCTCCCGCAATCGGGGCTAGCATAGCGCCTCCGGCCATAGCCACACGCTGCCCCGCCTCGGTCATGTCGCGCCCGGCCCGCTCGGCCTGCTCACCAAGCTGGTTTAGGCGCTGGCCGGAGGGCAGGTCCCGCAGACTCGACTCGATCGACTCTGTAGCAGCCTCTGTCTTCGCCGCTGCCTGCGCAAGCCCCGAAGACATCTCCTCTGCACTGTCCTCAATCGACTCGGTCGCAGCCTCCGTCTTGGCGGCCGCCTGCCCGAGCTCCGAGGTCATCTCCTCCGCGCTTGACTCGATTGACTCGGTGGCCAGCTCCGACTCAGTGGCCGCCTCCCCCAGCTCCGAGGACAGATCCTCCGCACTGTCCTCGATCGACTCGGTCGCCGTCTCCGTCCGAGCTGCAGCTTCCCCGAGCTCCGACGACATCTCATCGTCGAGAAAGAGCCCGAGTCCGGCCCGAAAAAAAGACTCTCCAGGGACAGCCACAGGTGAAAATCGAAGTAGGCGAAAGAGGTAATACAGGACCGCCCGCGGTGGTGGGAGGAAGGCACCCCGCGGGCGGCCGCAGTTCTAGTGTTTTGAGCGGGCGCGGGAGGCCGCTTTATCGGCCTCCTTCTCTCGCTCCTCCATCATTTCAAAGGCCTCCTCGGCCCAGTAGAGATACTCGTCGTACCCCATCTGACGGACCGCCGGCAGCGGTTGCCGCACGAAACGACAAAACTTTAGGAGGCCCCGGCGGCCTACGTAGGGGGGTTCGCCAGGTCGTCCAGCGCTGACTGGATCGGGAAATACTCCTGCAGGGGCAGCTCTTCGACCTCGTCACGGCTAAAACTCTGCCCGTCAATCTCGACCAGCTCTGCGAAGAGAGCCATCAGGTAGATGCTTTGGTCGATGCCATCCCCCCCACGCTCGCGAGCGATGCGCAGCGCCCGGTTGTGGTCGGCCACGACGCCCGGCCGGATTACGGCCGTACGTTCTGTGGAGAGCTCGACGGTCTTCCAGATGTCTTCGATGTCGGACGCATCATTCTCTTCGGGTTCCTTTACGGTGTCTTCTTCAGTCTCCTCCATGTCGGAAAGAATGTTGGTTCGAAAGCGATGAGAGACTTTCTGCGCTGCTTGCCAGCGGGCCGGCGCCCGGACCCCGTTTTCCCAGGTTAGCTCCGCCGCAGTCGACGCAAGAATGTCGATCCAGAGCAGCGTAGCCAACCCTTTAAGCACCCACCAAGCAGAAGCCATCCTCCTTCAAGGGGTGTCCTCCGAGGGGAGTCCTACTCCAGCCCAAGGTTCGCGCGCCGGTCGGCCAGGAGGTCTTCGCCGTCGAAGGTAAAGATGCGGTTCTTCGGGTCGATCTCCGTGATCACCTCCCCGTCAAGCTGCTCCTCGTAGTAGTGGACCGCAAGCTCGAGCTCTGGGCCCTCGGTTCGGTTCCGCTCGGCGGTGTCGTTGGAGCGGCCCTGGTAGAGGGCTCTCATGGAGACGATACGGCCGAACTCCGAGACGCCCTCCTCGGTGAGGTCGGCAATCGACTCTCGTACCTCGACCTGCACCGCCTCGTTTGGTTTGAAAGCGCGCTGGTCATCGGGGTGGTAGCTCTTGAAGGCGATCGTCGCGGTCATCGCCTCGCTATGGGCCTGCGGGATCGAGACCGCGCCGCTCATGCCGAGCTGCTCGAAGTCCTCGGCCATGAGGTTGATATCCGGCAGCTCCACGTCCGCCGTCGAGATCAGCTCGGTCCCATCGGCGAAGATGAGCGCGTCGGTGATCGTGTTGGGAGTGGTCGGCATGGCAAAGCGTCAGCTATGTGTCGATTTTGCGCGCGAAGGGAGGGCCTGCGCCGGAAGCTCGGTTCCAAGGCCCTTAAGCAAAGAGGTTCTCATACAGCCCGACGTCGACCTCGAGGACGTGCTCGATTTCCTCGGCGGGCGTCGGGGCCGCGTAGAGGATGCGGAACGTAATTTTGCCGTCCTGCAGTTCGGTGATGGGGTTGTCTCCCTCCTGAAAGAGCACGTTTGCCCCGAGAAGAGCGCCCTGCGAGGCCCAGCCGTTCAAGGTCTGGTTGATCGAGGACACCACGCTCGAGATCAGCCGCCGGTTGACCGGGTCGTCGACCTTCTGGAAGGTGCTAAGGATGAGCGTATTCTCGATGTGGGTCGCCATCCGGCTGTTCGGGATGAAGGAATCCTTGACATCCGTCGAGCCCGGGTAGGCAGCCGTCCTTGAGTTCCAGAGCTTGTAGCCGTTTCCCCGGAAGACCGTCACGAGGCCGTTGTTGAGCAGCGTCTGGGCCTCCTCGAAGGTGACCGTCACCTCCGTTCCGTCGATGGCCAAGTCCTCATTGGAAGGCGACACGTAGGGCAGCCCGCCGCCCTTTGTCCGGTCGGTGCGGGCGATCACACCGGCCGCGTGGGCTGAGAGCCAGTCGGTGTCGTCCCCAAGCGTCACGCGCGGGTAGTAGACCGACATGTCAGGACTCGTCGTGAGACTCCCCTTTTCGCTGATTGCTTCGGAGACCTCGTCAGAATTTGGGTCCGAGCTGTCGACGTCGACGAGGCCGTGGGCCTTGAAGCCGCCCCCAAACCCACCAGCCTTGCCCTCGATCGCCGTTGCCACCGTCGACTGGTGGCTGAAGCCAGGCGCTAAGATGATCGAAGGCGCCGAGCCAAACTTGACGAAGACCTCCTCGATCAGCTCCAGGCCGGTCCGGTCTCCGCCGGAGGCGCCCCCCACGATGTCGGGGGCGGTGGCCACCGACGCGTCGACGTAGTCGTAGCTTATGGCGACCTGCTCTCCGGCTGAAATTGAGCCGGCCTCAAGCCGCGTGATGACGCCTCTGTCGGTATCGATCTCGTAGTCGGTGCCCTCCACGTAGGTGGTTGTCTGCCCGGAGTCCTCAACCGTGACGTTTGAGAGGTGAGCATTGTCCGTCGTGAGCTCCCCGTCGGCAAAGGTCTGGTTTTCTGCCGACACCGACGCGGTATCCGCCGAGGGATCGAGGACGTTCACCATGTAGGCCGGCTTCGATCCGTACTGCTGGAAGAAAAGCTCTGCAAACCGGGCCAGGCTGAAATCCCAGGTATCGTCCTGAGATTGGCGCTGGCCAAAGGTGTCACTGAAGTTGGCGAGCGTCTCGATCTTCTCGATCGTGTTGGCCTTCCCCTTCGGCGCAGTCCCGACAATGAAAGGAACTGCAGAGGGACTCGACCGAGTCGCAAAGACGGCTGTGGAGACCTCACGTGTCGTTACGCCGTGTGGCATGGCAATCTGTAGTCAGTCGTGAAAGGCTATGCGCGGTCGTAGCCTCCTCCAAGAATCTCGTCCGTCAGGAAATGTTGACGAGAATACCCTCGCCGATCAGGCGCTGAATGTCGTCGTTGCCGAGTGGCAGGTTTTGGTAGGTGCTCCCGGGAAAGAGCATTCCATCGGCGCGTCCGTCCCGCTCGAAGCTGACCATCTCGTCTCCTTCGTGCCGGTAAACCCCCTCGGGCGGCCCGTCTTCACCGCTTTCCCCGCTAGGAGAGGCGTCTTCCTCGTCAGACTCCGGCTTTGTAGATGGCTCCTCTCCATCGGCCGAGGCGTCCTCCTGCCCTGGATCTTTTCGCCCGGGCGCATCCTCGACGTATCCTTCCTCTTCGAGGTAGCTCAAGGCCGCATCGTGGCCTTGGCCGATGTGCTCGTCTTCCTCCTCCTTCTGGGTGGCGTAAAAGTGGGGGCCGTTCTGACGGAGGATGCCGGCCTCGAGAGCCTCGTGGACAAGGCGCTCCGCCTCAGATTCGATTTCGTCTGACATGGTGGTGTATCAGGTGATGGAAGGTCAGCTGTGCATGTTAGTCTCGAAAAGGTCGTAGTCCCCGAGCGGCACGCCCGGGGCCTTCTCCAGCTCGACCACCGCCCTCGGGTAGCGGCAGGTCACGAGCCAGCGCGCGTCGTACTCCCAGTCCGATGAGCTCGGGTCCGGCGTCTGGTAGAAGGTGCCCTCGGCCTTCGCCTCGGCGTCGACCGTCACGGGCGGCCCGCCGCCAACGGAGCCTTCCGGCGCTCCATCGGGCACGTTCGCGTTCGGTACTGCGCTGAGAACAGGCACCTCGAAGGGCGCCTCCAGAGCAACCGCCGTCACAAAGTGAGCTTGGAGGGCCTCCGCCCGCAGCGAGTTGCCCGTCACCGCCCCTCGTCCCGTTAGGGCCAGGTCACAGTCCACGGCAAGCTGATATTTCGCCGTGTCCGGCCGAGTCGAGCGACTGCTCTTCTGCAGAAACACCTGTTGGGGCGTAAGCGCCAACTGCATCCGGCTCGACCGATTCGGGCGAGGGGCGAGCTCGCAAGAAAGCCCGGTCCGGTCCTCAAGCCCCTCGCAGGCGGCCTTGAGGGGCGCCATCAGCTGGAAGCCGAGCTGGAGCCCCTCCGGGATGGACTCTGCGTCGCTCATGGTCTATTCGCTTATCGTCTTGGGGAAACGCCAATGTCTCGAAGCCAGGTGCGCACGATGCCGCGAATGTCATCTTGGTTCTGATCGGTAAGCCGAAACGGACGGTAGGCCGGAATCTCGACAGATTCCTTCCGAATGAGAATCGGAAACGCGTCGTCGTCAGTGGCCGGCTTGTTGGCCATGACAGCATTCTCAAGAAACCAGACCTCCCAGCCGTCCTCCCGCATTCCCGTAATCAGGTCTTCGTAGTCGAAGCCGTATCGCCGCTGAAGCGCGCGAACGTGAGGCGGATTGTCAGGCTTATTCTCCGGCTCGGCTGGAAACGCGAGCTTATCTGCGTCCTGGGCCTCAATGGTCCCGCCGGTCTGAAGGATCGAAGCCTGCGGGGCATTCGATCCCGTAGCCGCCATCTCATCTGTCGAGCGTTTGGTGATGTTACCCACGAAGAGACCACTGTCTTGCAGAGGCGGGGCAGGAGCTCCGCCCTCACCTTTCACCGCCTTCGTAACCGGGGCATTCTCTTGCCCGAGTTCGTCCTGCTTGATGCGCTCGACAGTCTCGTCGCGAAGGTACCCCGCGATGATTCGCATCAACCGCTCCGTTTGGGCCCCCTTCGCCCGCGCCTCCTTCAGGAAGCGCTGGAACTGCTCGGCGCTATCCCACTCGGCTCGGGCTGAACTCATCAGTATTGGAAAGAACAAGTCAGTAGGATGTCGCTTACGGCACGCGTCGCGTTCCCTTTTGCCTGGGGTCAGAGCGCCCCTCGAAGCCACCGAGCCATCCAGGCTTCTCGCTGGACACGACGGCCGATCCCGGCGACCCGTCTCCATCCTCGGCCCCACAGCCCCCAAGCACACCTCCAATCAGCTCCGAGGCGTTTTCCTTCTTGTCCTCGGCCACGTCCTCGGTTTCCTGGAGGGCGTAGATCTCGTACTTGGCGCGCTCAATCGCGGCCTCTCGGACGAGGTCGTCGTCCCAGTCGATGTCGCTGGAGCTCATCCCGCAGTTTCGGTAGCGGCTCGCCACCCACAGGTTGGCCTTTCGGGCCGCGTCGCCGAATGCATCCGGATGGTCCGACGTGATGCGCCGGGCCATGTAGCTCGGCAGGGCATCCTTGACGTCGGTCGACGTGAGGCTCGAAGCCACGGGGTCAAGTAGAATCAGTTAGCGTATGAGCGTGCCTTTAGCGCCTGCCTTGGCGATCTACGTTACCGTGATGAAGAAGTCCGTGGTTAGGTTACCGTGACGTCGGTGCGAAGCATCGCCTTCACCGGTGGGATGGCGAGCGGCTTGCTCTGCGAGTACAGCTGGATGCGGTCTCCGTCTCCGGAAAGCTCGGCGACGACGCCAATCGGCATCCCGCGCAGGGCATTCGCGCCGAACTGGTTCTGCATCCGGAAATTGTCGATCCGCACGTACAGATGCGTCCACGGCGCATTCTGGTCGTCCATCAGCAGCTCGTTCGGGCCGAGCACGTCCTCGTAGCTCCCTGCGTCCGGATCGTAGTACTGCCCGGACATGTCCATGATGGTAAACTCGCCGAGCTGGATCGCGCCCTCATCGGTGAGGCGGCCGGTCATGCGCGTATCGTTCGACTGGCCGTTCACCTTGTCCAGAAGGGCACCGAAGACATTGGACCCGACCGACACGCGGTTGCCGGCGTAGCCGGCCCGCTCCAGGACGCGCCGCATCTCCTTCAGATCCTCGTAGATGTCGGCAAGCGTGGTGGCACCCGCCGTGAAGTCAGCACTCACTGTGTAGGTTTGCAGCGACCCGTAGTCGACCTCGAACGTGTCGATCACGTTGCCGGCGTTGTCGAAGATCGGCCACGTGAGCGTCCCGGTCAGGCTCGTCGCCGCCATGCCCTCAGCCGTCTTGCGGTGCGTCTCCAGGATGCGGGCGATCTTTCGGTCGGCCAGCTCCTGCACCGACTCGGCCCCCACTTGCCGCGCGTTCTCGTACTCGACCGCGCTCATACCATCAGTTGGCTTCAGCGGCTGGGGCTCGATGTAGTCGTACTGCTGACTCTCCCCGCCGATGCCCACGCCGGAGCCGCCCCGAATGGAGAGGCCCGTCGCCCGAGTCACGTCGGTAATCTCCTCGATCGGGACAAGCACCTGATCAAAGGTGTCACGCGTTGAGGGCGGGTAGTATCGGTCCAGCGTCTGCGTGCCGTGGGTCTCGGTGTCGCGGATCACCCGCGCGACATTTTCCGGCTTGAAGAGCTGCTGGATCTGCGAGAGGTCGATCTGCTGCAGCGGCATGTCAGCTCAAAGGTCTGTTGTGTCCGAAAGCGAAAAGGGGCGCCACCTCCAGGTCATCTCAAATAGAGGCTACGTTCCGTTGACGGTCGGCTCCACTGGGAAAACGCTTGGCGCATTGGTCTCCAGCGCCTCTAGGGCCGCATCCGATGGCTCAGCCGTCGTTGAGCCGTTGGCCGCTGTCCAACTGACGAGCTCCGACTGCACGACCGGGCCAAAGACAAGCACCGGGCCGGACGTCCGCTTGGAGGTGTCGAGCTGAGAGGCGCCAGCAAAGACGCCGACGATGTCGGACTCAGCGTCAGTGCCCTGATTCCAGGGGCGAATGTTGCCGTTGTTGTTCTCCTTCACGAGCGTCCCCGGCTCAATCGGATTTGTCAGGCCGCTTTCAAACTCTCGGCTCTTAACAACCCGCTCGAGGTCGTGGCCGGGAAAGAGGCCGGCCTCGTCGAAACTGTGACTGGCAGTGATGAAGCTGGACATGGCTTGGTGGCACCTTGGTAATTGGTCAGTGTCGTTGGAATACCTTCATCGGCGCGGGTGGCCCCCGCAGCAACGCTTACATCTGGCCGGCGAGGTCCTTCTTGCCTTCACCGTTCTCCTCGAGGTCGGAGAAGTCCATCGCCCCCGACTCAACCTGCTCAGGCAGCTGGCGCAGGGCCTCGGCGAGCTTCTGCCGGGGGCTCACCTCTTCGGCGGTGTCGTCGTCGGCGAAGGTGGTCGTCTCAACCGAGTCGGGGAGCACCTCGGCCAGGTCGGCAAACGCCTGAACGGCCGGCTTCGGCACCCGGCCACTCGCAGCTTCCCGCACGGACTGCACCTCTGAGAAGCGGCGCTCAGACTTCTGCCGCTCGAGCTCGGCCTTCATGTCCTGGTAGAGCTCCGAGTCGGCAAACTCGTCGGGGCCCGCAGAGCCGTCTTTACCGGCCCCTTCAGGGCTGTCCTGCCCAGACTCCTGCTCCTTCAGGCGCGCTTCGAGCTCCTCGCGAGGGAGATCGGAGAAGTCGGTGCTGTCGTTAGTCGAATCAGACATATCAGTAGACGTCGGGTCAGATGAGGGATCGGAAGTTGTGGCGTTTGAGGGTCCCCAGCGGACCAGATCGCCTGAACTCAGCTCCTCAGCGTCGGCAAAGTAAGACAGCAGGCGCCCAGCCAATCGGGCAAGCATGGGCTCAGCGACCTCTTCCTGGCCGCCAAAATACAGCACTTCGCCTTCGTCCGAGAAGTCGATCGGAAGACTCGACAGCGGCTCCATGCCCTTGATCTGCGGCGGGGTACCGCCAAGCAGGGCCATGTGGTGCAGGTAATGCTCTCCGCCCTCCCCTTGAGCGATGCCAACGGACCGGTCGTCGAAGAAGCCCGCGTCGACCGCCTCCGTTACCTTATCCAGCGCCTTGATGTCGCCGTAGAGCTTGCTGTTGTCCGCGTTGGACGCGACGCGAAGCACATCGCCGGCCTTCGGCTCGTCTTGCCCAGTCGGGTGACCGAACGTAAGCGGGGCGCGTCCCACCTCGTCGAAGGTGGAAACGACCTCTCCGATCATCTCGGGGGTGAGCGTTTGCCCCTTGAACGTCTGGCCGGCCTCGGCAAGCAGCTGCACAGCGCTGAGGATGCGTGCGAAAATCAACGCGTGGCCGCTACGCGACGGACAGAAATGATGTGCCCACTTGCAGATGAGTGGGAAGCATGGGAAAAATCTTCACAGAACAGTCCCGTTCTCTCGGGAAAATGCCCCCTAGTCGCGGGTGAAATACTGTTCTCGGAGCCACGATCGGAGCGCTGGCCTGGGAATCAAATACCGCCCACCGACCCGGATCACTTTCAACTCACTTCTCTGGATTGCGCGGTACACGGCATTCTTGGAGCACTCAATCTTCCCCCACACTTCCGGCGGCCGGAACGGTCCCTTCCCGCCGGGGAACCGGTCGCGGAACCAATCGCCAAACCACTTCGGCACCGGGGGTGGGGACTCAGGCGTCTTCGTTGCTTGATGACTTGGGTGCTGCTCCATTTTTGCGTGCAAACACTATTCTGAGGTTAGGACAATTGGGGTCAAGATCGGTTGCGAACGAGGCGACGCCGCTGCTGGCGGGCCTTCGTCGAGGCGCGCTGCTCGCCGGCCGAAGCAGAGGCAGGCTCGTTTCCGTCCTCTCGGATCGCGCTCACGATGTACCGAAGTGCGTCGAGGCGGTGATACTCCGACTTGTTTTTGATCTCCTCGGTCGGCTCGTCCTGGTCGTCGAGCTTGCGCTGGTAGGACTCGATCTCGTCGATCACCTCCCCTAGATCCTCGAACACCACCAGGTGAGGCTCCTCAACGCGCCCCTCAGCAGTCGCCTTGAGCATTGCGTATACGCGGTCGATCCCCACCTCGACATCGTCGATCGGGGGCTCTTGGACCGGCAGGCCACCGGCCCGAAACTCACTGCGCC